CTACTAAACACGTTACTTTCATTAAAGTTAGTAGTCAAGACAAATGGCTTTTTTGTATAGACAGTTATTTCATCGTTAGCAGCAGGTGTGCTGTATAAATCATATGTGCTATCACCATCAGCATCTTTAATTGTAATTACACTACCATTTATTGATGCTACCTGTCCAATATAATTACCATCTTGATTATAGATAAAAGCATCAATAGGAATATCAAAAGCATTAGACTGTAATGTTATATTTGCTCCATTAACAGAGGCAACTATATTTCCTGTATATGTAATATTTTTATTTTTTAGATTTATATCAACATCGTTTTCTTCTAATATTTCTTCAATAGCAACAGTAGCATCAGTACCAAAAGAAGCAGTAACTCCAATATATAATTTACTTGGGTCATTTGTTATATCTGACGAACTAGTTAATGTAAATATTTCTCCAAAAGACACCATACCATTACCATTCAGGTTGCCTTCATAATCAAATCTATAATTGTTATAAGTTAACGACTTTCTCTGTTCTTTATCGCCATCAGTAATATAACAATCATATGTAATTCCATTTGTGAACATATCAATATTTGAAAGTTCCCTTCTTTCTAGATAATCATTTTTAATATCAATATCAGAAACTAAAAACATAGAATAAATATTTTCACTATATTCGTTTGTTATTCCCTCTGATGCTGTTAGTAAATTATCAGTTGTATCATCATACTGCAATCCTGTATCGAACATATGATTTAACTTGAAATAACTAGGGGTGTCATCGAAAGTAGTATCAGCAATTCTCATCAATCTAAAAGTGTGTCCATGCGTAGATAAGTTAAGCATTTTATCTAAAATTATTGTGTGTTTAGTTCTAGGTGATGTACTTCCAGCACTTGTTCCTGCCACATCAATTGCTGATGCAGCATTTTCAGATTCTACTGAATGAGATGTTATTCTACCAATATAAGCAGGAGTTCCTTCTTTAACGTCAGTCAATAGTCTAACTTTAGCACTAGTAACTGAATTGTAAAACCCGCCATCTGCTTCCCCATCACCTGCTACATTTCTAACACATCCCGTTAAGGTATTTCCGCTTTTTCCTGTATATGTTATAATTTCATTACTCGAAGTAGGGGTGCTACCTATAATCGTGTAAGTGCCTGTCATACTTATTTTTCCAGAAGTTGGAAAATTACTTGCATCAATCAAAGGAATAGAAGTAGCATTACCTGCTAAACTTGTTGATGTTGTAGTGGTTATTGCACTATACGGTAAATGACTATTACTTAGTTTATCTGAAACTAAATAGTATCCTTCTAAGTTGTTAACAAATGCTAACCAATTATGAGTAGAGTTATCATTCATACTAAATCTTAAAGTCTTAACCGAATGATAATATCCTTTACTAGCAAGAGTCCCTGTCCCTGCACCCAATAAATTAAACTTAGGTTTAATAAACATTTGAGCATTAAATAATTCACCTGTATTTTCATCGTTATCCTGATGATGTGATGTTCTTATTGGTGCATCCCTACCTTCTTCATCTTTTAGAATACGTTCTACTGTTCTAGTACCTACAAATGATGCATTTTTACCTTTTCTTTTTATCATAACATTCAAACCATGTTGGTCTTGTTCACTATCCATAGTAGAGGGTTCAAAAATGGAATATTCAGACAATGAAGCCAAATCCAAAGGTGCAGAAACATTATCTAAGTTATATTCCATAGCATCAAAACTGTTTTTTATATCTCTGAATATAGCAGTACAATTATCATAAATGTGTCCTAACCCCATCAAATATTCTCTAGGTTTTGTATTTTGATTTGAGACACTTAAATCAGCATCGAAGGTTTCTTGTGCTAAAGCATCCATTACTCTTGATATGTGATAATAAGTAGGAGCATCATTACCTGTAAAATTAGACCTACTATGTTCCCATTGTTCAGTATCATGCCATGCAGATATTGCGTAGTATTTTTTATCTGTGTCATCTTTATTTCTATCTACTCTAGAAATTAAAGGAATTAGTATATTCTGTGGGTCAAATACTTTGCCTATACCTCCTGTAAGTATATTATAATCAAAATAAGGTTTTTCTATTGGTTCTCTAGCAAGATATACGTTAGTCATTTTAATTGGGTCTTCTGCTAATGTGTCTATTCCTTTTCCTGTATCAGAATAAAGATTGAATGGCATAAGTCCAGGCCAGTAGTGATTATAAGCAATTGCACTATTTGAATTAAGTGTAAACTCTGCTCTTAATACATATAAGGGCATATTAGCACCTGATAACGTATACAGAACCCAATCACTACTAGTATAATTAGAAGAATCATTTGCGCCATATAAAGATACATTTGATGTTCCTTTATACATAGCAATAAGATTACCCGAAGTTGCATTATATAATGCATCGAAAGGTTGGAATGTAACAGTTTGTCTATTAGATGAAGATTCTACATTAGTATTTGTCTTAAAAAATAATTCTCCTTCATCATAATCTGAATCTACATAAGTAATCGCAGTTCCGTTGGCTGTTGTTGGTTGAACAGGCTCATTAAATCTCCAATATTGAAAGTTAGGTATTGTTGGTATGCTAGAAGTTTTAGGCATGGTTTCAGCATCTACCGGATTAAAGTGCCAATCATATGTGGCTTCTACTAATCTCATAACTCCCCACCTTTTAATTTCATTAGTAGAAATAGATGCACTATTAATTTTAGCAGTTTGATAATTGCTATCTTTTAATACTGTTTCTTTTGTAGTTCCGGTGTAATTACTATGAGATATTGTATCACCTTTAGTTGGATTAGATTCTAATAACATTCCATAAGAAGCAAATGGTTTACTACTAAACCCTAAGTGATTATGTCTTAGTTTAGATTCTGGGTATATATCACCAACGGCCATTAATTCATAATTTTTAACTTTAGGGTCTATATTTATTAAATAACGGCTACCATTTTGAACCACGTTAGTTGGGCCTTCTGAGTTAGGTATATTTGCGGTTTCTATGGCCAAGTTACCAGTATAATTTGCTCCTGCATAACCTAATGTATCAACCGTTAATCCTTTAACAAACTGACTAGGAGGAGTTATTTTAGAATTATCAGATAATTTAAACTTATAATTGCTCTCTTTTTCTTTGTAGAACTCATGGTATTCCGAATCAATAATATTACTACCTTCTATTGGAGTCATATCATTAGTTATTCGATTGGCCATTTCTGCTGTATTGTATAATGTATTTGAATATCCTTTTATTCCATATACCGGAGCAGAACCATTTATTGTCAAATCTCTTAAACTATTATATATTGAATTATGTCCATCATAGGTATTTGTTTTTGATAATGTACCCGAACTAAACTGCTGTAAATCATGGTATTTAAATGTCAAACTAGGAGTATAGTTTTCTCCACCATATTCCCCTCTTAATTTGTGAATATATCCACCACTAGGTATGTTTCTGTTTAAGAAATACATGTACGCTTCATTTTCATTACTAAACCGATTATCATTACTATTTAATTCAATACTTGCTAAAACTACGGGAAAAGTAGGAGCAATTGTAAGCGTATTATCAGAACCATCTTGTGTGCTTATATCTAATATAGAATAATAATTAGTAGAAGAAGGGACTATCTTAGATATTTCAGTAACCGTAGGTGTACTCTCGTCTCCAATTTTAAATGCAAATCTAGCATCATTGTTTGTTATACCTCTAACTCCTGTAACATCATACCCTAGTGTCTTATTCTCTTGATAACTACCTTGAGAAGAAGAGTATGCTAAGTTTTTAGTGGATTGACCTCTATTAGTATCATATATTAATTCATCTCCATCAATAAAAACTAACCCTTTATCTCCCGCAGAAATCAAATCAGTTTGTTTAGAAGAACCTTCAGGATTCGTATTTATAGATTTAACACCAGAAAAGTGAAACTTATTGGTTGTGCTGTTAGTTAAACTAACTGCTTTAATAGATACTCCTGATGTGTTTTGTACTAAAGCATCATCCATCATAGTTATTACATTACCAGAAACACTGTGTACTTCTCCTATCAATTCCATTGTTGCAAACTTGAATAATAAATCGTATTTCTTAAGAGAGGCAGCATCTAAACTAGTAATTGTTTTGAGTGTTGTTGCAATAGCACTAGATGTTCGTATAGTAATAGTATTAGTAAACATGGGTATTAAACTAGAATGTATTAACTCATTAGTATAACCTAGATTTTTACTTATTGTATTATCCAACAATCTAGATAATTTATCTCTACCGTTAATAGAATAATAAGGTGCGCCTCCTTCATTAATAGGAATGCTATTATCAACTGTACCTGAAAATACTTCTTCATCTATTGAATAAGCCCCTGTTAAATAATTCAAGAAAGAAGGATTATTACTAGAAGATATCGAATCTGGAATATATAATTGCTTATTAGGCTCTTTAAGTTTAATATGATTAGTTACTGAATTACCATAATCAATTGGAATATCTATTCCAGAAAACTCGCCCGCTAGTATTACTACTTTGTTTTTACTTAGGGATGTTTTATCTTTTGAGATTGTGTTTCCATTTATTATTAATCGTTGAAATGTGTTATTACTATATACTGCTTCAGTATCTATTGGTAAATCTCCTATTAAAACCCCATTCCAAGAATTAATAAAAACATCTTCAGAAGTAAAAGAATCAATGGATGACATATTTGAATAAGTTGAATCACCCACTCTTCTTATTTTGTTTACAGTTAATGTTTGGGTTTTAGCCGAATTATCTGGGGCAGCAATCGCAGAAATAATATAATAGTCTCCTCTAACTACAAGTGAATCTCCTATCTTCAAAAAGGAATCATCCCTACAATCAAAGTTTTCTCTTACTTGATTTAATGTTATTTTATAACCGCCCACGCTACTACTAGTAACACTATACGGTAATTTATACAAGCCGAGAACATTTGTTTTAAGCGCATTTCTTATTATATATGGAGAATACATTTTCATTTTTAGGAAGGCAATTCCTGTATCATCAAGTACCCTTGTCCTTGCTAATTGAGTTGCTTTATTTCTAGGAAAATTAACCGTATTATCTATCGTAACAGGTAAGCCGTTATTCTTTAAATGAGATGATTTGTAATGTATGTATCTTTTTGGCCCTACTAAGTTAGCATGAACATGTTTATATGAGCCATTACTGCTATAATCAGTATGGTTTGTATTTCTATCATTAGAGTTTCTTTTATAATTAGAAAAACTAGATTTCCAACTTATAGGGTCAAAAGATAATGTAGAACCTGTTTCATAGTTTATTTCAGTTCTATCTTTTTCTTTCATATTATCTACTAGTACAGCATCTAATCCTTTAGTACCTAAATCACTAATTATAGTACCATATTCTGGTTCTGTTAAGAAAACACTTTGACATACTGTTCTTCCATAATATAATGTAAAGGCAGTTGCCCCACCTGTTACATCAGATGCAGTAGGAATATCAAACTTTACATCGTCTAATACGGGAGCAGAAGGATGTGCGGTAACTAAATTACCAATGTTTCTTTTTATTCCTCCTCCGCTACCATCACTACCCCATATAGTATGTCCTTGTAAGTTTGTATCATTTAACACACTACTTACTATTGTATTAGTATGGTAAGTACCATCACTATTGTTTAATACAGTACCGCCTAAAGAAGTCCAATTCTTAAAGAACCTACAACTAGTTAATTGATACTTAGTATCATAATCTAATTGGTTTTTATTTACTAATCTATCTTCATAGAAATACCAAGTAGGTCTACTGACTACATTGCTAATATCATACTTGTCTGTAATAATAGAAGTAGGGCTATTTGTAGTAGTATCGCCCCTTAACCCATAAGATACAGCAACAACATTTGTGTTCGCTGTATTTGGGCCTTTATATATTTCAAACTTAGTGCCTCTTGGTATAGTCGAAGGATATTTAGGCTCAAACTCTATACCATCTCCATAATTATCAAATTGAATTATGTCTTTAATTTTAGCAAAATGAGGCCTAATATTAACTATACCATCATTACCTGTTACTTCAGGGTTTATCAAAATAAAATAAT